AGTCACGAACCTACCTAATCTAGACACTGGAGTACGTAGGTGAACAACGACGACATCCCTAACTGGGCAATCGAGCTAATCCGCCAAGTCGAGCGACTAAACGAGAAGATTCCGACGCACGTTGATTGGGTGGAGAGAAACATCAAGGATCACGAAATGCGTATCCGCGCACTTGAGCGCAAGGTCTGGATAGTCGCAGGTGCAGCCGGTGTCATTGCTTCGGTAGTTACATTCTTCGCGCAGGTGCTTCGTGGCTAAGCGTGTCTCTGACTGGCGCTTGCCTTACCCAGACAAATACATCACCGGACACTACGGCACGATGAGCGACTTCCGTCGTAAGAACGGAATGCAACCACACTCCGGTACTGACTGGGCACGTCCTCGAGGAACACGCATTCCTGCGATCGCGAAGGGAACAATCAGACTCATTCAGTATTCACGCGTCCTCGGCTGGGTTGTAGTCCAGACCGCTATGGATAAAGACGGCCGCATCTGGTATCTCGGCTACTGCCACATGGACAAGCGTCCAGGCTATGAGGTCGGGCAGAAGCTAGTCAAAGGTCAGACGGTCGGAATAGTATCTTCGTCGGGACTCTCAAGTGGTCCGCATCTCCACGCAACCGCAAGCCGTAAACTGAAGGGAGTGTTCGGTGTCACGTCCGACAAAGTCGATCTCTACAAACTCATTCTCGAAAACACCAAAGGGACTCAGACAAAACAAACGGACGCGAAAGACGAAGCGGTGGTGGAGCCGAAGCTCTGTAAGTGCTGCGGACAGGAAGTGAAATGATAAAGGAATACCTAAAGCAATTCGGGCTTAGGTCGCTAGGACTTACCCTCGCAACATTCTTCGGCGGTACTGCCATCGGTGCAGTTGCCGGTGACTGGCTAATGGGTTCAATCATCGGTGTTGGTTCTGCCTTCGCGGTCGTACTGACAACCATCGGCGTTAGCCTGGCATGGCGAGGCACACTCGAACTCACTGACATTCAGAACGCTTACCGCGCTGCTGTAGCAAAGTCTGACTCGGAGGCCGTGCAGGATGCACTAGAGGTCAATCAAGACGGCGACTTTGACTGGGACGACCTTAGCGACACGCCGGACACCGACGAGGAACTAGCGAAAGACTAACGCTCGCTCGGGGATGTTCCTCCCCAGATACCGTGACGTTGGTTTGATTCAATCGCGTAAGTAAAGCAAGCCTTTTGAATAGGGCACTCTTGGCATAACCGCTTGGCTATCTTCGTCACTAGCTTGCGGTGATCAGGGTTAGGCAAGTCCTCGGGAAAGAATAGATTATCTCTGCCCTCACACGGCACGCGACCGGCTTCGTGAATCTTGCGAAGGAAGTTCACGTAGGCCGTGTCAAAATGTCGGCGGTCCATAATAGGTTTAGCCTATAGACGAAAGAGGGCAAAATGGACCTACACGCTCCGCAAACGTTCAATGAGGCAAAACTACTCGGGGTCTTTGTGAACGGCTCTCCAGAGTGGCATCACGCACGGCAGGAGGGCATCGGAGGCTCAGAGATAGGGACGGTTCTCGGACTCAATCCCTGGGAGTCTGCTTACGCGCTCTGGGCTAAGCGATCGGGACTCATCCCTCAAACCTTCACAAGTAATTTCGCCATGAGGCTAGGGCAGGTTCTTGAGGAACCAATCCTGCAACTCTGGCAGGAGCAGAATCCTGAGTACCAGGTATACATAACCGGCACGTATCAGAGTGCCGACGTTTCTTACCTTCACGCGAATCCCGATGCGCTCGCTCGACACGTCGAGACTGGCGAGTGGATTGTCTTAGAGGTCAAGACCTCACGCAACTACTGGGACCAGATACCTCCGCAGTACGAGGCGCAGGTGCAGCACTACCTAGATGTTCTCGACCTCAAGCGCGGGAAGATTGTCGCTCTGGTCGGGATGGACTGGGTCGAGGCTGACGTAGAGCGTGACGAGTTTCAGATTAGGGAACAGCGCAAGGCTGCCGAAATGTTCTGGGAGTCCTTGCAGTCCGGTGAGAAGCCAGACTGGGACGGTAGTGAATCAACCTACAACGCGGTGAGACAAGAGAACATGGAAATCACCGACGAGGCAGTCGAGATCGAGGGCGGTCACTTATTAGTCTTAGCGCAAGACGCTTACGACGAGGCGAAGGCAGAACTTATGAAAGCCAAAAGCGCAGTCCTAGCTCAGATGGGTTCTGCTAAGTCTGCTTACCTTGAGCACGAAGGCGAGCGCTACAAGATAGCTCAGCGTCAAGCCAGAGGCAGCGGTGCTCCGTTTCTCGTAATCTCAAAGAGGACAAAGTGAACAGCATTTTTCTAGGCGACACCGTGACCATGCTCAAAGAGGTAGGCGACGACATGACCTACATCACCGGCAAAGTCACGGGCATAGTTACTAACGATGAAACAGGCCGTATCAAATACGTTACGGTCAAGGGGATAGAGCAACCAATCTGGCTAAGCGATGGTTGGAAGTTCGTGGAAGAAACAGAATACGAGGAAGATGAAGATGCCTAGATTCAACCTGGCTAATTACCAAGACGTACAGTCAAGACTAAACGCACTACACAAGGAGAATCCCGATGCAAGAATCGTCACCGAAAACCTTACGACTGCCAGTGATCGCAGTGTTCTTACATGGGTCGTCAAGGCTTCGCTCTATCTCACGGCGGGCGACCAGGCGAACGGTCTGGCAAAGGCTACTGGTCACGCTTTCGAGATTGACGGCGGAACCGGAGCGAACCAAACCGCAGCGCTAGAGAACGCAGAGACTTCAGCCGTTGGGAGGTGCCTCAGACTCGCAGGGATCGGCGAAGGTCCCTCGCGTGAGGAAATGGCAAAAGCAAACAGAGGTGATAACTGGCTGACTAAAGCAGATAGTATTAGCGACATCACCGAACTGAGAAGGGTGTACGCAAATGCCAAAGCAGCCGGAGCAGACTCCGAAACACTCGCCACTATCCAAGCGCGAGCAGAGGCACTCGATTCTGGAAGCAAAGATTCGGGAGCTGGAGGAAGCAGCGATAGTAGCAAAGCTAACCGGAAACGCTGATGAGTACGACATCTTTCAGCACGCTCTAATTAGACACGTATTGGATCTTTATGCTGCCATCGGAACTGACTCAGGAAATAGCAAGCCTAACCGCTGAGAATCGCAAAGGCGCTGAGGCGCTATTCGTCGCTGAGGTTGCACTAGCGGAAGCAGAACACGAACTCGACCTAATCGAGCAGCGTGCCTTCATAAAGGCTCAGGGAACCGTAGCGGATAGAACTGCCCTAGCACGCCTAGAAGCCGCTGACGCTCGATTACAGCGCGATTTACGCAAGGCTGAGGCTAATCGTGTGAGGGTGAAAATCAAAAGCCTAGAGAGCGCACTCATGGCTCTAGCGACTCAAGCAAAGCTGATCGGGGTCGAGGCTAAACTTTAGCCGTGAGTAAAGCTAAGGTCTATCAAGCAGTCAAGGAACGCGATGCCTGGTGTTGGCACTGCGGAACAGAAACAGAACTCGTCTTACATCACCGGCGCAATCGAGGCATGGGCGGCTCAATCAAGCTCGACCGGCAGGACAACCTCATTCGTGTTTGCTCGCGGTATAACTTTGAGATGGAATCAAACCCTAAGACCGCAGCCGAGGCCAGAGAGCGCGGTCATAAGTTAGGAAGCTGGGACGGATTCGACACGCCAATACTTGACGTTGGACTAGGGAAGTGGTTTATACTCACGAATGACGGAAGGAAGGTCCCTAGCGGTCCTCCGATGTTTCTAATCTGAAGGGAACCAGATGAACCTAGAACTAGTAGCTCGCGATGCACGCGGGCGAGCACTCGAGAACTCAAAGCACAAAGTCCTTACCGATAAGGATCGAGTAGACATCACACAAGAACTCAAGCAGCTTTACTTTCATGCGGGTAGAGCAAGTGCTGGCGCGAGAGATTACCTTGCTGTCGAGGCGTATAAGCGTTACCAAAGGCTAGAACGCCAATGAAGATAGGGTCGTTGTTCTCTGGTTACGGCGGACTCGATCTAGCGGTAGCCAATGTTCTAGGCGCGGAAGTTGCGTGGCATTGTGAATGGGATGATGCACCATCGAAGATTCTTGAGAAGCACTTTCCAGGCGTGCCTAACTACCGCGACGTGTCGAAGGTGGACTTTACTCAGGTTGAGCCAGTAGACATTCTCACCGGTGGCTTTCCTTGCCAAGACTTATCGATGGCAGGCAAGCGAGCTGGACTCAAAGCAGGAACACGCTCGGGACTATGGAGTGAGTTCGCAAGAGCAATAGATGAAATCAAACCGAAGCTAGTTGTAATTGAAAACGTAAGGGGATTACTAAGTGCACCAGCATCTAATGGAATGGAATACGACACTGAAACTATGGCAACACTCGACGGCAGGCCAGCTGTTCGAGCTATGGGAGCCGTTCTTGGAGACTTGGCAGACCTCGGGTACGATGCGGAATGGCAAGGTGTACGAGCGTCAGACAACGGAGCGCCGCATAACCGATTCCGAATCTTTATCGTTGCCTTTTGTGCCAACTCCGAACACGATGGAGCACTTACCAGCACGTGAAGGTGAGGCTAGAGATCGGCAGCTACGACGTGGAGGCGACGGCTCAGTAAGAAAATCAAGTGGCAACTTACGCGAGGACATTTTGCAATTGCCAACGCCGACGGTGCAAGACGGAAAGAACAACGCAGGTCCCAGTCAATACAAGCGAAACACGAAGCCTCTAAATGTTGAGGCGGTGCTACTTGGCACTCCGCGCACTAGCGCAGCCCACACACCTACGCCTAAACAGGTTGCTGCTGGCGCACCTAAGCAAAGATTAGAAGATCAAGTTGCGAGCGCAAGAAAAGGAATTATTGACTGGGGCAAGTTCGAACCTGCCATAAGACGCTGGGAGGAAGTCCTGGGACGATCTGCACCTGCTCCAACTAAACCCGATGGCAAGGACGGTGCTCACCGACTTTCCTCAGCCTTCACTGAATGGATGATGGGTGTTCCCGAGGGCTGGATAACCGATGTCGGACTGACACGCAATGAGGAACTCAAGGCTTGCGGTAACGGCGTGGTCCCGCAGCAGGCTGAGCTGGCGCTACGAGTCTTGTTCGAAGGCTTGACAATCGAGAGCGGGGGGGGGCAAGTGAATTTACCAACGCCAACGGTTAGTGATACCTTTACCGGCAACCTAAAGAGCACGCAACAAAAGCCAGGCTCTATGCACTCAGTCACGCTCCCGCAGGCGGTAAACATGGTTGCGGTAGAATTAGAAGAGGACAGGCCGTGATACGCGACCTGCCCTCGAAACCGATAATCACACTATCGGCACTCTCCAGTTTAGGCGATTGCCGAGGAATTGGAGAGCAATGCCAGTCGTAAGAGGCCATCATGCCTTCGACAATCACTTCACACAAATCCCTAACGAATGGCTTAGGGACGATCGACTTAGTTTCAAGGCTCGAGGAATACTCGCGCTCATTATGAGTCACAGTCGCGGCTGGAGCTTGAGCATCGCTCGGCTAGCGGAACAAAACAAAGAGGGCAAGGATGCCATCCGGTCGGCCATTGGAGAGCTAGAGAAGTTTGGCTACCTCCAAAGAAGCCAGGTAAACCAGAACGGAAAGTTTGGGGAAGCAGTTTGGATTACGACTGACCCTGCGGATTTACCGTCGTCGGGTTTTCCGCCATCGGATAATCCGACCCCTAAGAATAACAATCTTAAAGAAGAACAAGTTAAGAAAAACATAGAAGCGTGCTTTGAGGAATTTTGGAATGCGTATCCTCGCAAGATAGACAAAGCTAAGGCGTTCAAAGCATTTAGGTCGGCACTGAAGCGAGCGAAGTTTGAGGACATCCTCGCCGGTGTCATTGCCTACCGCAACGATCCGCAACGCAACCCAGACTTCACTAAGTATCCAGCAACCTGGCTAAACAACGACTCATGGGAGAACGCCGCAACAACGCCCGAGGTCAGGGCAGGGATCGAGGCGCGAAGGGAAAAAGAACTCAAGGCATCCGATGACTACCTCAACCAGCTCAAGGAGCTAGAAAAGAACGCAGCACCTCCGCCCGAGAACATTCGAAAAGAGCTAGGCTTATGAGGTGGCAGAACAGGTTTGTGTCAGATGCGGAATCATCTGGGAGGTCAATTCGACTCGTAAGAGCAACGACACCTGCTTCAGCTGCCGAGCACGCAAACAACAGAAAATCGGGGACTGCCTTCCCTGGCACGGAGGATTCGCTGAGGACTTGGTTACACCGGTGGACGAAGATGGAAATCAAGTCTTACCTGGTATCAGGACTTGCGGGAATCACGATTGCGTCAATGGCTCGCACATTGTCGGAGGGTAGTCCTAAACTCAAATCAAAACCTACGGAGGCATAAATGGCACAAGGCAAAGTAACAGGCGAGGTCGCTCGCATCATTCCGAACTACGGATTCAAGCTAGTGGAGACACTCAAGAACCGTGACGGATCAGAACGCAAGAACTGGATTACCGTCTGGACCGACGCAAAGGTAAACGAAGGTGACCAGGTTGAGGTTCGCGGAGACATCTCGGTCAAGCTCGAGAGCTACACCGGTCGCGATAACGAACCACGTCAGAGCGCAGCGATGCACTTCAACAACGCCGAAGTCAAGCAAGCAGATGCGCCGTTCTGATCTGGCTAAGGCAATCATCTTGGCGATGGCTGCCACGTTCCTACTCTTAGCACCGCAGGCTCATCCGGTGTTGCAGTTCCTCGGGTATCTCTGGGGCATCCTGCTAATCGTCGCACTAGTCCTAAACTGGAACAGTGCAGCTAAGGATTGAAGGACTACCTAAACCGCAGGGATCGAAGCGCGTCTATAACGGGCGCGTAGTTGAGGCCGCAGGTAACGCTCTAAAGGTCTGGCGTAAAGCAATAGCCGATGAGTGCATGGCACAAGTCAATGAGGACCACAAGCTCATCCTCGGGCCGGTGAGGGTAGACATCGTGTTCTACCTTCCTCGGCCTAAGACCGTGAAGGAAAAGGACAGAGCACTCCCGATCGTGCCTCCCGACGTAGACAAGCTAGCCAGGGCTGCACTCGATGGCATTGGGCAGGGACCTTCCGGTAAGTCAGGTGATGGAGTTGTTTGGGGAGACGACTCGCAAGTCATCGAGCTGAGGGCAACAAAGGTCTACGCAACCGACTTCATAGGTGCAGACATCAAAATAACCGAATTGTAACGGTTCGATAACAACGCACAAAACACCCTTCCGGCGACTGAAATAGTTGCGTATTCTATAAATACCAACAGGGAAGGAAACAAAATGCAGAACCTAACCACCGCAGAACTAATCGAGATGCTAGAGGTCGCAAAGGCACAGCGCAAGCAGGGTTACAAGCTACGCGTAGGCCGTGACTTCATCCAAGCAGTGAACCACCAGATCCGCGAGTTCTCATCCGAGCTTGCAGAGCGCGGAGTGCAGGTGACTGCATAATGCGACTCTGGTACGCAGTTCGCCGACCTATTGGCTACGTGTTACTAGCGCTGATCTCGTATCTAGTGCTGGCCGTTATGCACGGCCTCCCGTTCTTATTCGCAGACCTACTAACAGGAAGGCTATAACCATGACAAAGGTCAAAGAACTATTTAGGCGCAACGCACCGGACACTTCACGCGAGGCTGCTCACTCGATCGAGGTTCCTCGACTTGAGAAGGTAGTCCTCGAGGCAATCCGCAAGACTAAGCGCAAAGGCATTACCCAGGACGAACTGCTTGCTCAGCTCCCGCACCTGAGTTACAGCTCAGTCACCGCTCGACCTGCTGCACTACGTCGCAAGGGACTCATCGTCGATTCTGGCGAGCGCCGCACAGGACGGACTGGACGTGCCCAGCGCGTTCTGATTGCAACGGAGTTCGCAAAGTGAGCATCTCGGAGGCATTCAAGAACTTCACCGACTCAATCGAGAGTGAAATGGACAAGCTCGGGTTCCGGTGTTACGGCATCGGGTTCAACGCAGCTTTAGAGTTGCTGGACGACCTATCAGACCAAAAGCACAACGACGGCGACACGGTCGCAGCCGAGGTCCTACGTTGGGCCGCGAAGGAAATAAGGGGAGACAATGAATCTTAGAGAAGCCTGGCGAGAGGTCAAGTATCAGATCGCAGACAAGGTATTTAAGTACGAGATGGACGAGGCGTTTCAGATGGGCATCCGTGAAGGCGCAACATTCGCAACCCGCAAGATTTCGTTCAATGTCGAGCTAAAGCGTGAACGCCAGGATCTAACTAAAACTCAAAAACTTGGTTATGACAAGGCCGTAGACATCCTCAAAGATGCGCGACAGGAAATCAAAGAACAGACGGGAGCGATGTTCTTATGATGAAGATAACAGTCTGGGAGCTGCCGAACTGCGTGCAATGCAACCAGACGAAGCGCGAGTTCGACAAGCTAGGCATCCAGTATCAGACACGCCAGCTCAACCGGTCACCGAAGGCCGTAGAGCGATTCAAGGAGATGGGACTGATTGCTGCACCGATAGTCGAGACAGACGACCGGCGCTGGTCAGGGTTCCGCATCAACCGCATCCGCGACCTAGACAACCACCTAAAGCATGAGCGCGATCTCGGTATCAACGTTCCGCTCGACCCAATTCGACACTTAGACGAGGTAGATGATGAGTGACCTAAACGACCTAATTGCACGTAGCAGCGTGCTCAGTTACCAGCAAGGCAGGAAAGACGAACGCCTTGCCATCCTCCAACTAGCCAAAGAAGCCAGCATGAGCAACGACAACGGCGACGACTACGTTTACCTGGAGGACCTGAATGATTACATCGACGAATACGACCAAGGGCATTATGAGAAAATCAATCCGCAAGAGAAGTAACGAAAGGCTTTACGCAGACTTCAAGCAAGCTGCCGGACTGCTCGACGATGACAACCTCATCTGGTCTGCTGATCTAAACAGCATCCGGCGCGACCTAGCCAGGTACATCGAAGTAAAGGCGACACTCGGAGCAGCAAACAACCCGCATCTCATCGCTATCGTGCAAAACTTGATAGCGGAAGAAAACGACATAACAATCTAAGGGGAACGATGTTAGAGGGACTTTCAAAGCCACAACCGCGCATCGGTTATTGCAAGGTAGCTGACATCCTCAGCGGCCTAAGCGATTCCGACAAGCAGATACTCACCGGCGCACTAGCTGACCTCAACTGGCCAGCTAAGGCTCTAAGCAAAGGTCTAAAGGATCAGGGCTTACAAATAAGCGACACAACAATCCTGCGCCATAGACGGCGCGAGTGTCCCTGCGAATAAGCTAGAGAAGATGCTAGAGAATCTGAAGCCAGCTCCTAAGGTCACGGCTCCCGCTAACTTCCGACCTGGAGTCGAGTTTGACGGGACCGAGGGCACGGCGACAACGCCAGGATACGAAACCGAGCCGCAGAACTTCGACGAGTTCCTAATTGATGCCGGACTAAACCCAGAGGAAATCGACATTATCCCTCCGGTCAGGACCTCACGTTGGCAGCAGCGCGAAGGCGGAGATTGGCTCACCTCATACCGGTTCACGTTTAGGCGTAAGACCGCAGGCATCGACCTCCCGTTACTACTTGCGGAGGCCAAGAAAAAGGTCAAGGCTCCAAAGGTCACTAGCACTCAGGAAAAGGCTCTGGTTGTTCTCTGGTCTGACTTACAGGTTGGCAAGGTCGATTACAGAGGCAACTCGCAAAGTCTGATCGAGCGTGTTCAGCTAATGCAGTCGCGCCTAGTCGAAATGGTCAAACGCGAGCGACCGGAGCAGATAATCTTTGCTGACCTCGGCGACACGATTGAGTCGTTCTATAACGCTGCCGACCTTCAGCAACTTGCCACTAATGACCTCTCACTTATGGAACAGGTCGATTTAGCGACTACGTTCGCTTGGCAAACCCTAAGCCTGCTCTATGAGCACGTTCCAAACATCACCTACGCATCCGTCGGTTCGAATCACTGCCAATTTCGCATAGGGAAACAGGTGATCGGCAAGGCCACCGACGACTGGGGCGTGTTCATAGGGCGACAACTTGCACGGCTCGCGAAGGAAAAGGAACTAAACATTCGCTTCCTCGAGCCTCAGCCTCACGACGAGTCCCTAGCGGTAGACGTATTCAACGACGGCTTCCACATCCTCGGAGTCGTTCACGGGCATCAGGCACGCCGTCCGGACCAGCTAGGAACTTGGTGGCGCGGTCAGGCGTTCGGTAGGCAACCCGTTGCAGACGCTTCGCTACTGGTTCACGGCCACTGGCATCACCTCAGAGTTACCGAAATGGGCAGCACGCCTCGAGGGACCTCACGCTTCCTCGTAATGGCTCCAACGATGGACAACGGCTCAGGCTGGTGGAAGAAGGTAACAGGCGAGGACTCAGTGCCAGGCTTAGCCACTTTGATACTTGAGAAGGGCGTGGACTACACCGGAACAGTGTTCAAACTATGATCACCGGCGAAACCTACACAGTTCACATCGGGTCAAATCTAGATGTCCTCCCGACTTTAGAAGATAACTCGATTGACTCAATCGTCACCGACCCACCTTATGAGCTGGGGTTTATGGGCAAGAAGTGGGACTCATCGGGGATTGCTTACTCGGTTGAGCTTTGGCGTGAGTGCCTAAGAGTCCTAAAGCCAGGTGGCCACCTTTTGTCTTTCGGTGGCACACGCACTTGGCACAGGGTCGCAGTCGCAATTGAAGATGCAGGGTTCGAGGTCAGGGACTCAATCGCTTGGATGTATGGGTCGGGATTTCCAAAATCGCTAGATGTTTCGAAGGCGATAGACAAGGGAACAGGCGAAAACAGGCAACGACAACTCAAGTTCACGGCTTGGATGAGGTCAACAGGCATAACAGCCGAGCAAATAAACGCTGCAACAGAAACGAGCATGGCTTCGCACTATTTGACGGACAAGGCTCAGCCCGCCATTGCCACCGCCGACCTGTTTGACAAACTCCGCCCTTATCTGCCCGAAGTGCCGGAAGAAATTGAACGCTTGGTAGCCGAGAGAACAGGGATTGAATGGACTGCTTACAAGAATCGTGAGGTTATTGGCTCAAAAATAGGGAGCAAGTCACCTGATGGAGCTGGTCACGCAAAAGTGCCAGGTGGAAAACCGATTGCAGTAGAAATAGACATCACAGCACCCTCAACACCCGAAGCCCAACAATGGGAAGGATGGGGAACAGCACTCAAGCCTGCCTTCGAACCTATCGTTGTCGCTCGCAAACCCCTAATCGGCACAGTCGCAGAGAATGTCCTAACGCATGGCACAGGGGCGCTGAACATAGATGGCAGCAGGATAGGAACAGGAACAGGAGAAAAGAAAACAGTTCACTATCCAGACATTAGGGGCGATAACCACCAACAAGGCAAAGAATCCTACTCAGAGCGTGGCACAGTAGAGCGTGAGGTGGTTGATCGGGGTCGCTGGCCTGCAAATGTAATCCTTGATGAATACAGTGCAGAGATACTAGATGAGCAGAGCGACGCATCTCGTTTCTTCTATGTAGCTAAAGCCTCAAAGCGTGACAGGAACGAAGGGCTAGATGACCTGCCCGAAAAGATAAAGCCTTACGGCAATCGAGAGATTGACGATGTGCCAGAGGAAGGCGACAGACCTGGCAGTGTGAACGACAAGTTCACTACTCAGCCAGCTAAGAACTTCCACCCAACAGTCAAACCAACCCAGCTAATGCGTTACCTAGTCAAGTTAGTAACCCCTCCGAACGGAACAGTCCTAGACCCGTTTACAGGCTCAGGCTCGACTGGCAAGGCAGCAATTCTTGAAGGCTTTCGGTTTGTCGGTATCGAACTGACCGAGGACTACATCCCGATCATTGAAGGCAGGCTGAAACACGCCGAGGCTACAAGAGCATCAGTGCAGGAAGCAGAGAAAGAGCAATTGTTCTAATGCCGACCTACGACTACAAGTGCCGCACCTGCGACCAGAGTGCAACACTCATCACTGCAATCAACCGCGATCTAAGCATTCCAGTCTGCTCAGGTTGCAAAGCCGAGATGGTCAGGGACTACGGCTCACCTAGTGTCAGGTTCACCGGTTCAGGTTTCTACTCAACGGATAACAAATGAAGATCGTCGCACTAACACCATTCAACATCATCCCTCCAAACTTCGGCGGGGCCGAGCGATGCTATAACCTACTCACTCGCGTCGGGGAGCTAACCACTATTGCACTCAACTGGCAAGGCGTTAGTCAGGAAGGCTCCGTAGGCGAGATGAAGTATCGACTCGTCCCTGCCGATTCCGCAGCAGTCACACAAGCAGAGAAGCTGCTCAAGCTCGGCGTAATGACTTACGACCCAATGCCTATGCTTACCAAGAACAACCTCACCGGCCTGAAGGATGCAATTGCGGAGGAAGAACCAGACCTAATCATCCTTGAGCATCCCTGGCTCTACCCGTTCGTAGGTGACGTGCCGTTTATCTATGACGCTCACAACGCCGAGGGCTACCTAACCAACACACGCTGGCCTAACAGTTACGACGCTCAGTTGGTTGAGGAACTCGAGGGCAAGGCGATCAGGAACGCTAAGGCCATCACCGTCTGCTCTGAGGTCGATGCGCTTATCCTCAAGAAGCGTTACCAGGTAGATACAGACATGCACTTCATCCCTAACGGCACTGACATCCCAGAAAAGCCGGCCGAAGGAAAGACAAAGAACCTAATCTTCATTGGCTCGATCTACGGCCCTAACGTCAAGGCAGCACAAGACCTAGTAAACCTCGCACCGGTCCTCGATGGCTACACCATCCAGATACTCGGTCCCTGCGCTCAGCTAGTCAAGACCGATGCCGAGAACGTCGAGTTAGTTGGTTCGGTGACAGAGGAACAAAAGGACGATTACTTCCGCAACGCTTACGCATTCGTAAACCTAGTCAAGACCGGCAGCGGAACCTCACTCAAGAACGCTAGGGCTATGGCTTACGGCTTACCGGTGATCGCGACTAAGGTCGGCGCTCGCGGTTACCCAACTGCCATTGTTGCCGACACCGACGGCCAAGTGCTGCACGCACTACGCAAGCTAGGCGACCCGAAGCTAACGCAACTTGACTGGCGAAAGGAATCAGAAAAGAACCGAGCCTATGCCGAGAGCATTAGCTGGGACGTAATAGGCGAAGCATTTAGGGGAGTAGTGCTTGCCTAAGTTTCGCAGACCGTGTTTGAAATGCGGGGGGACTACCTCACCTGGCGGGACCTACTGCGCTACACATGAGAGGGAGCTGGAGCAGGCTCGCAACCTCAAGCGTGATAGCGACCCGAAGCGCAAAGAAAAGAAAAAGATTCTTTACAACTCTGACTATCAAAAAAAGCGTAGGGAGATAGTCGAATGGGTACGGGCTAACGGATTCGTCTGCTATCTCTGCAAACAAAACATCGAACCGACGCACGAGATTGACATCGATCACGTCGAGGCAGGTAATCCAGACTCGCAGTTACTTCCAACTCACCGCACCTGCAACCGCAGCAGAGGAAACAGAACACATGACAACATTCACTAGAACCTGCCACTGGTGCAGTGCATCGTTCGTAACTGAGTACGAGACGAAAGAGTATTGCACTCGCCAACATAAGGAACGCGCTAGACAGTTCCGAAAGAATAACCGGCGCACCAAGCCTAAAGTTCTTGAGATTCGCAAGTGTGAAAATTGCCAGGGGGACTATGCAACTAAGAGGGCTAACCAGCGTTATTGCGGACCACAGTGCAGGGAATACGCAAGAGAGCAGATGCGTCGTGAGCGCGATGCAGAATACCTAAACCAAAGAACTCCAGCATTTCGTCGTCGAATTTATTTCAAGACGGAGGGGATGTGTGGGGTATGCGGGGAGTGGATAGACCTAAGACTCAAGTTCCCAAATCCAAAGAGCTACAGCATTGATCACATCGTGCCAAGAGCGGCAGGAGGTTCGCACTCCTATAGCAACCTTCAACCAGCGCATTTAGCCTGCAACAACGCAAAAGGCGTAGCCCACTAGGGCTAGGGCATTCTCCCCCACCCGGGTCAAACATCCAAGACCCTCGGAGCTAAAC